GAACACCCAAGACCACAGAGCACAGTCTTGCGACATCCGCGACGAGCAGATGTCCAGTTCTAAGGGAGACGACACGAAAAACGAATGAGAGCATCATCACACAAAACACAGATCCAGCCCCGTCCATATCTAAATTAGATTTGACCCCGGCTGGCAAAGTTGTAATGGCGAATTTGCTCTCGGAAGCCGACTTCTCACACATTAGGACATAATGTCCAATTCCCGAAGGTTGTGGCAAAAATTTAATGACCACCCAGTCGGCAAAGCCTCCATAGTAATCAGTAAAAGTCGGCCCGAACAACCGCTGCGCAGGATGCATGATGCGAAGGTTAACACCTCTGCTCTTGGCATACTTACCCAAAAACTCGGGGGTACCAACCGCCTCAGCGGGAGAAGCCCTATGAATCTTGGGTGTGGTCAATACGTATGTCTTAACGTCGGGTGTAAACCCAGCGCCAATGTCCACGCAAACCATGCCACAGAAAGGATGACCTTCCAAGTCAACAGCGAAGTTGGCATTTGACGGATGACGAAACCGCATTTTAATCTCAGGGGGAGCAGAGCAAACAAACTGGTCGACTAGCATGTGTTCCAAGTCTTGACTAGAAACCTCTTGCTGACCTTCCTGCTCTTTAGCTACCACCTTGAGTGCGGCCTCAACTCCTAGCGGGTCTGGCTCTGGATCCTTCGCGACCTTTGACTTGCCACCAGTGCCCCTTTTAACGACGTTGGCCCAGCGGAACACGCGTTCCATCGGACCAGCACCAACAAATCGGGGACTGTCAACGACGTCATCGGCCCAGAAGGTCATTAAGTTGAAGCAGGCGTTATTCGCCGCGACCTTCTTAGCAAAGGCCACACCGAAACTCTCGTATTCGCCGGCCACTAGCCTACAGACCCAAACGCACTTAGTGCCGAGTTTGTAGTACTTGTAGTCCAGTTCATACCCTTGACAACCCATGAACCTGGTTTCAACGAGAAGCCGAAACTCCTCGATCCACCGCCTTGACCCACCTCCCTGATCTAGCAATCGCTGGACATCGTCGTCGTTGTCGACTATGACCGCTCTCACCAGACCCTGGCCTTCTGCTCGCGGAAGGGAACGCGGTTCAGTTACTCCCTGGCGAGGAGACTGAACGACATGCAGAGTCATACACTCTACTTGGGATAACGCTTCTTCAAATGCGCTGACCTGACTACAGGCTTCTTGAAAAGATGTTGAACTATCACATCTCGGGGTGCTCATGTCTCAACCAATCAAGCGTTGCCGATGTGGCTGACTGATCTAAACACAAACTAAATCGGCATGGTGACCTTCGCGGGGGTTCCGCAGGTGAATAAATATGCCCCAGTTACAAGGCGGATGACCATAGTAACATTGCAATTTTTCTACACCTCTCCGTCTCATCTGACCCAACGCCTAGGCATGGACAAGAACGGGTCTAGGGTTTGTTTTCCTACAGTGGTAAAGACCGGCTTCGTTTCGCCGCTTCTTCTCTCCACCAAATTTTGTACGTCAGAAATATAAAAAGAAAAACGGGGTTACCTGCCCCAAGATACCACCAGCAACTAACGTCACTGGCTAACTTTCGGTCCGGTATACAGGACCTTTCTCACATTATATAACCTTCACCTATTCTCCTAAGTCAACAGTCTATTATGTTCACTTCAACGACAGTTTCACTAAACTGATAAAAACCGATTGCCAATCGGGCCGTGGGTATTCACATTGTCTCGCGCAGGACGAGGCTTGTATAGTCAAGCGTAACTGCGGCTATAAAGCCGCGAGGAGCATTGCCCCACCAACCTTGAGTGCCGCCATACCAGCCTCCTTGCTGGCTTTAATAAGCTCAGCTTTGAAGGCCTTCTGGAAACTCATCCCGGATGACTGACGAGCTGTTGGCGCACGGCCTAGTGCCGTTTGAACCAACGCAAGTCCATCAGGATCAGCAGAGTTGGGGGTCAACATTGATGACGTCGCAGGACCAACATATTCCGCATGAATGACTATCTCAAACTCATACGTATTGCCGGTCACTCCTGTCGCCACTATGCACATGATCGGTGCACCATAACCCAGATCACCTCCAGTTAGCGTTACAGACTGATTCTGACACAAGGGATAACCTTGCTGAATCTGGTACTGAGTTGCATTGTAGGTGGGATCCTCCATCGGGAAAGACTGCTCTACTGCGGTCTGTCCGTAAGCGGATATCCAACATTTGGGTCTCGTCTGATCGGGAGACGAGAAAATGGCCTCCGGGCGGGCGCCTAGATCACCGATGGTAAGGTTGTTAACGCTGCCATGATCAGGATCAGTGTAGCAAATGACTCTGCCACCTCTGTTCAATTCTGTGTCAACATAACGAGCCGAAACACCAACGGATACAATCCTTCCTTGGGCGGCACTTTCAGCAGACGTGGTAGACGTCAACTGAGCCATGGTAAAAGGAAGGGAAGACATGTTCGAACCAATGGTACCAACAGCTCCGGCTGTTGCTGAGCAGGTCACCGCAGTGCCTGCATAACTCTGTAAAGTGGAATAACAGACTAACTTGTCATTGCAAA